CCAAAGTCTGTACATGATCATTCTGACATTACAGGTAGCATTGCTTCCTCTGCTGAAATGACTCGGTTTAATACCATTAATGGCTGCTTGTTAGCTCCTGCTGACGGAGTGGTTGTGATGAGATATGGGCAAGTGCGCTCATCTGACCTTGTCAAGAATTATACAGATAATCTCGGCAACACCTACAAACTTAGGTCTTCTTATCAATATAATTTGGAGACGAAAGATGGGGATTGTGGAGCAATTTTGATGGGAGTTCATGTTGGCCTTGCTCGGAAGATCATTGGGATTCACGTGGCAGGGACAATTGGCATGGGTATGGCGTCACCTCTCAATATTGATGATATCAATCGCGGTCTAGCCGCAGTTGACATGGATGCCCAAGTTAGTTTGAATTTGGACCCACTCATCAAGCAACCTGTTGCTGGAGAGGAGATTGAGCTTCCCGACGGAGATTTTGTGCCTGTTGGAAAAGCATTGTATAAGGTTGCATCTCCTAGGAAAACTGCGCTTAGAGAAAGTGATGTGTACGGACTCATTACACCGCCAACGACGGCGCCCAGTGCTTTGGGGCCTAAGATGGTAGATGGAGTGCGCATTGACCCTATGCAACAAGGCCTAAAGAAAGCTGGGCGCATTCCACCTTCACTTGATGTGCGACGCCTAGCAATTGCGGTGAATGATGTGGAACGCATTGTTAATACACTTCCCGAACCCAATCATGCCCGAGTGCTGACTGACGATGAAGCAGTAGCTGGCATTGAAGGAGATCCTTTTCTTGCACCAATCAATCGCAAATCATCGCCCGGGTATCCTTTGACAAGAGACAAGAAAGGGTTGCCTGGCAAAATGCGATGGTTGGGTGACGTAGAATACCGGCTGGATCCTGAGATCAAAGCGGAAATGGGGAAAGTGATTGAAAATGCTAAGAACAACAAACGAACTCCCACGGTTTGGGCCGATACGTTGAAAGACGAAAGACGTCCAAGAGAGAAGGTGCGTGTTGCGAAAACTCGTGTCTTCGCTGCTGGGCCTATGGTCTTTACGTTGGTTTTTCGTAAATACTTTCTCGGCTTTGCTGCCCATTGCGCCAAAAATAGAATAGACAATGAGATTTCTATTGGAACAAATGTCTACTCCTTGGATTGGACGCGAACTGCCGAAAGGCTCTGCAGCAAAGGTGACAAAGTTATTGCGGGAGACTTCTCGAATTT